GCAAATACTCCGGTGACTGCCATCATGATATTCTTTATGTTGTCAACCATTCCACCACCACCAACTTTGAAATCCTCTGGGCTTAGTCCCATTTGTTGGAGAGTGGCAAATTCTTTCATTCCAGTTGCAATCTCCCCAAATACCGCACCAATACCCTGAACCGCTTCAACGCCATCTTGTATGTCTCCATCACTAAACATTCCACCACTGCCACCACCTTCACCAATTTTCTGGAAGACTCCGGATATGACAGTTAAAACTAAGCCTATATTTATACCAAGTTGTGCTATAGTTGCTCCTCCGAGCATACTCTCGACATTTGCAAAAGATTTCATTCCACCAGCAATGCCTGTAAATATCTCCCCAATTCCCTTAACAGACTCAATTCCCTTTTTAACGAAATTGTCGTTGGTGGCTGAACCAAATACATCAGATAATAATCCTTCCGCTCCACCTGATCCTCCTCCTGCATTTCTTCCAATCTCACCAAACGATTGATTAATAACTCCAAGAACACTAATTATTTTAGCTGGTATCGAATCGGCTGCAAATAATAACCTTCCATTCTTACCTGTGCCTATAGATTTAAATGCATTAGACCCAAGAGCACTTGTCATTTTTATAAATTCACCAAGACCTTTGGTTATTTGTATCAGTGAACTTCCTGCATTTTTAACTGACTCTATTCCCTTGTCCGTGTCCGAGGTTGTAAGGGTAGTTCCTAAGAATACAGTTGATAATAATCCCAAAACGCTTTTTGGCTTGTTGTTTCCAATTTCCGAAAATACGGAATTAACTACTCCAAGAACAGTTGATATTCTGTGGGGTATCGTTCCATCTTTGAATTTACCTTCCGAATCAAGATCCCATACTCCGGAACCCAAACTCTCAGTAAATTTCCAAAATTCACCCAAGGACGCTCCAATTTTTGAAAGGGCTTTTCCTGCCATCTCAACACTTTCAGATCCCACCTTGACACTATTCTGACTGAAATCATTACCAAATACCATACTAATCAAACTGCCGCCACTACCTTGTTTCCCGATGTCAGCAAATACTTTATTCACAACTCCAAGAACAGTTGATATTCTATAAGGAATTGAATCTTTAGATGGACTATCATCCGAATTAGTTGCCCATGCGGCTTTACCCATATCTTTAGTTAAATCGAAAAAGACTTCAACGCCTTGTGCCACAGAAATTAAAGATCGACCTACTTTTTTAGTTGAATCTATACCAACTTCCACATCTGATTTTTTCATGTCACTACCAAATATCATCCCTATGAGACTGTTATTTGTGTTCCCGGATGCCCCAATGTCACCAAATACCTTACCGATTACTCCAAGAACGGTTGCGATTCTATGTGGAACTGAACCCTCTGCCGGACTATCGTCTTCATTGACTGCCCATGCTTCGTCACCCATACCGTTTGACATATTGTAAAATGCTTGGACGCCTTCTGTCACGGATATTAACGTCTTGCCTACTTTTTTAGTTGATTCTATTCCAACTTCAGTGTCCGATTTTTTCATGTCACTACCAAATACCATGCCAATGAGACTGTCATTTGTATTCCCAGATGCCCCAATGTCCCCGAAGACTTTTCCAATCACTCCCAGAACGGTTGCAATTCTTTGTGGAACTGAACCCTCTGCCGGACTACCATCATCATTAACTGCCCATGATTCTTTTGGCATTCCATCGGTCATGTCAAAAAATGCCTTGACGCCCTTACCAACTTCCGTGAGGGCCTTACTTGCACCACTTACTGACTTAATACCAATTAAAACAGAATTTGGAGATATTCCAATCATGCTCGTTATTCCACCAAGCATTCCCTTGCCTTCTCCACTTGCCTGACCAACCATTGCAAATGCCTCCGCTAATCCTACAAGAACAGTTTGAATGGGAACAATATCAAATTCCGCCCAGTTAAATTTCGAGGCTTCTTGTAGTCCTTTTGAAAGTTCTTGTAACGCAACACCCATTCCAACAACAAGTGGTATAGATGCCAATACTCCTGCGGCATGCCATGGAGGCCATACGGTTTCTAACATTCCACTAACAAGGGCTCCCATTAAGAATGAGAAGTTTTCACTTTGTTTTTCTGTCCACTCAGGAACCTTACTTAGTTCCTGTAAGCCTTTTGCTAATAGTGGTAATGCTGCAGATATTCCTAATAATGCAGGTAGCCCAACGGTTGCCAATACTAATTTTGGAACATTAAATGCTAACATGGAAATAAATTCACCAGTCATTTTTATATTTTTTTCCGTTAATTTATCTGCAGAATCCCCAAATAAACCAATTGCGAAACCAAATGCAATTAGTGGTACGGCAAGTGCCGTCAAAACCAATGCGCCCATTAATACAAAACCGGATACTGGGGGAATACCAAGAACTGCCGCGGCAAGGCCTAACCCCGTAATTACTGCACCAAGCATGAGTAACTTATCCCAGGTTAAGTTCTTTGATGCCTTCGAAAATATTAACATTCCTGTTGCGAAGATTATTAAATTGACTCCTAATGCGGCTAAACCAACGGCACCGATTAGAATTGTACTTATATTTTGACCAATAACAGCCGCAGCGATACCTAACCCCGTAATTACTGCACCAAGCATGGCCAATTTATCCCAGGTTAAGTCTTTTGATGCCTTTGATAATATTAATAATCCTATGGAGAATATTATTAAATTGATTCCTAATGCGGCCAAGCCAAGAGCACCTTTTAAAATTGTATTGATCTTTCCTCCTATCACAAACGCAGCAAGTCCCAGACCCGTTATAGTGGCGCCAAGTATGGCCAATCTATCCCAGGTTAAGTTCTTCGATGCCTTTGAAAATATTAACAGTCCTACGGAGAATATCATTAAACTGAATCCCAATGCGGCCAAGCCAAGAGCACCTTTTAAAATTGTCTTGATCTTTTCTCCTATCACAAACGCAGCAAGTCCCAGACCCGTTATAGTGGCACCAAGCATGGCCAATTTATCCCAGGTCAAGTCTTTTGACGCCTTTGAAAATATTAACAGTCCTACGGAGAATATCATTAAACTGACTCCCAATGCGGCTAAACCAATGGCACCCCGTACAATTGTTTTTAGTTTTGATCCAATGCCAAATGCAGCCAGTCCCATTCCTGCTATGGCGGCTCCCATCATTGCCAACATTTTCCAGGTAGTGTTTTTCATTGCAAGAGTCATTATGTATAGTGCGGCAGAAAATATCACAAGCCCAATTGACATAGCTAACATAGCAAAGGCCCCTTTTATTATTCGCTTTCTTAAAACTCCAAGAAGTGTAAATAATAATCCCATCATTCCAATGACCGCAATTCCTGCAAGTAAATGTAGAGGGGAAACCATCATTACCAATGTCAATGCAAATGCTCCAAGGGTAAACGCAACAAGGCCAATCGATATTGCGATTAATGCCTTACTTCCCTTTTTAATTTTCTTTCGAAGCGTCCCAAGTAATGTAAAAATGACACCAACGGCCGATATTAATAAAATTCCAAGTACAAGAGGGACTATTATTTTCAATATCACTACCGCAAAAAGTGTAGCAGCAACCACGAATGTAATGAGTCCAAATCCTAATAATGTCAGAGAGCGAATTCCCCTTCTTAATTTTTTACTTTTTGATCCCTTACCTAATGTCTGGAATAAACGCAATGTCCCATATATAAATAACACAGAGACTGCGGCAATTGGAGTTAGAACAGCAACAAGGGCCAGTTTGATAATTGTGCCACCAATCCTCTCTAAAGACTCCGCAACTTTTGCAATTACATTATCTGTTTCTGATCCAAAAGTTCCCTTTGAGAAGGCGTCTTTTAATAAATGAACAATCTGAACGAATACTCGAATGGTACCAACTGCCAATTTTGAAAAGACAGCAGCTTTAGCAAGAGCTTTTATCCCTGTTGCAATCGTCGTTAGGGATCCCAAAATGAGGGCTATTATTTTCTTAGATTCAGACTGGTCTTTTTTGTTAAATTCTTTGGATAAGGTTAATAATACCCTACCAATACCCTGAGATTTTTTGTCCCCAAGTACAAGAAGTTGGAAATTGGCAACCGATTTTCTAATTTTCCCTTGGCCTAATTTCTTGGTTGCTTTAACGAAGTTGATTATATTGTCAGTGTTCTTCGGAGTAAATATTTCAAAGATTGGACTATTATTATCTTTAATATTTAACTTTGAAAATTCTTTCATGAATCTGAGAAGTTGAGACATTCCTGATGTATCTAACTTGGCCGGAGGTCCCTTCTTGAAGAGATTTTTAGCCTTATCCATTATGCCGGTTTTTTCCTTGCCACCAGTTTTTTCCTTGTCATCACCTTTTTCCTTGTCACCACCCATTTTTCCGGGCTTGGCATTTTTCAATCCACTTATAATAGAACTCAGTTTTGCTGCTTGCTTGGCGAGATCTTGCTTGGCGAGTGTTTTAACATTGGGTAATTTCTTTCCAGCTCCTGCAATGGTAGCGAGTAAGGCACTCTGGATTGCAGTCTGTGCCAGGATAGATTCATTTAATTTCGAGAGGGATTTATTGATATCGGCAGTGCCACCAACGGCGCCAGATCCTTTTGATTTGTCTTTTTTGGGTTCCTCTTGGAGTTTGGTAAGAACCTTGCCGATGCCAACGAAAAGAGATGATTGTTTTTTTGAATCTTGATTCATGGAATCCATTTGATCCCCAATAGAGCCAAATACGGAATTCACTGAATTTAATAATTCATCTTTTTTTTCTCCTTTTTCCGGATCAACTGTTCCCAGGGATTTCTTTTTTGTATCTTTAGCCATTAAAATAGAATAATTTTAATTTATATACATTATATATAAAAAATAAAACGACGATGACATATAATTATACCACCGCCGTTTGTATTTAAAAAAAAGTTTCGTTTATTTTTGAACTACCACGACCTGAAGGACGTGGTTTCTTGTAGAAGAAGGATAAAAATTATCTTTACATCTTAGGCATCGAGGAGGATCCAAATCCAGGGACTTTTGGCATGTTAGGCATTTTGTAGTTTCCACCACCCTTCATGTTTTTACTGGCATCCTGATACATTTTATTCTGTTTCAAATTACCACCACCACCATCTTCTTTTTCCTGTTGATCTTTCTGTTTCTTGAGATATTCCTCCAAATGACCTAACGTTAATTCCCATTCCCAATATGGCATTGACAGTATATCATGTCTTGTAAATGCACACTCTTTACGATTTAAGAATAGAAATTGATATTCTATATGCCTTTCCAAGTCAATTTGGAACAGACCAAAGAGACCCTCTTTTACAGAATTTGTGTCTCCTTGATCTTCCATCTCCCAAATAATCTCTTGATTCTTTTCCTTAGTCCACTCATCAAGCCAGTTCGGCAAAGGGATCTGAAAGTAAGAAAAGTGATTTGACGCCACCTTGAAAGTCTAAGGGAGCAACCACATCTGCCCCACATCCTCCACACGAATGGACAACGTCCGGGTTCACACTATCTAAGAGGTTATCAATTATGCCTGTAATAACAGATAGTTTTTTATGTTTCCAGCCAACGGACATTATGTCCTTTTCTCTATAGGCCTTCTCGTTCATACTTCTCCAGTCACCAAATAAAAATGGTGCGTGTTTCAAGAACGTATGATCCAAGAATTTACGACTTTGTGATTTACCTTTTGCATAAGTCTTTAACCATGAATTGACGCCAAGGGTTGGCATATAAAGTGGGAATGCGTCGCCATCTTTGGTTTTAATATCTAACGCGCCCGTTGCCGGATTAAAATATTTATGTAGCCGTTCATCCAACCGGAAGAAATCAAGTGTATCTCTATTAATTTCAACCTTGTCTGTGTGCCCACATTGTTCACACTGTGTCTGCATTGTGAGTTTATTTTCTCCATGCACAAAAGTTAAATCTCTAATTGAAAGTAATATGAAAAACTTATCAACATCTGAGATGTCTTTCCATGAACTTCCGGGCTTGGAAGTTCGAACCTGGGTGCACTTCTCAATAATGCCGTTAATCTTGTCATCAACATCAAGAAAATCGTTTTCATCAATTGTTGAAAAATGACGAATTTCTTTTGTTTCTGCCGAGCGAATTGCTATCGTGGTGCCCGCGGGATAAAATTTTCCTTCTGACGGTAATACATCCATCGGCATATTCTTCCATCCTATTCCTGGGATGTTTTCTTTTCCTGCTCCCGTTGCTGCGTTTGGATTCTGACCAACCTGGATTTGTCCAAGACTTGGCTTCCCTGAAACAGGACTGACCTTTGAATCCTTGGATCCTGCTTCTACATTTGATTTTAATGTTGCTTCTCTTTCGGCCAATAATTTTTTAGCCGTTTCTTCGTTTAATTCCATTGTTTGAGTTACTCCTATTGAAATATGTGTAAATTAATTAAAAATTTGTTCTTATAAATCCCTTTAACTTGAGATCGCCGTTCTTCTGGACGTTCCTTGTTTTTTGAAAAACACCATCCCCTTCTCTACTACCAGAGCCATTCGTGTTGCCTTCAATCGTAATAATTTTTTTGTTATCTAACACCGCCACAACGATTGCCGCGTGACCTTGCCATGTTTTCTTCGCATTATACCATATTACTACGTCCCCTGGTTGGGGTAGATGGTGAATACTGAAGCCATATTTTTCACCATGTTTCTTAAAGTTGGCAAATGTCTTTTGTGTTGATCCACTAAATAATTTTTTGACTCCCTCGAGGTGTTTTGTATCTTTCAATGTCATGAAACTGTCAAACCATACTTTTTCGGTAAAATATGCACACCAGGCATGCCCCGTTTGGAACCCAATTAGTCTCATACCTTTTTCAAAGGCTTTATCATACCATCCCTTATTTCCAGGTTTTTCCTGAAAGCCAACATATCTTTTTGCTGTCTCGGTTACCAGGGCTGCCCAATCTTCTTTAATTGATTCAGGGTCCGGAAGATCTTGATATAGAACTTTGTGTAATCTAAATTGCTGCTTCCTTAATAGTCCACCTATAATATCTATCATTTTTTGTTTTTTATGTTAATTTGGCATCTTTTAACTGATCTGCAAAGGCTACCATGAAATCTTTGATCAATGTTGATATATCTTTGAATGAGTTCCCTGGGACACTTGCCCAGAAATTAAGTCCGGCCACATTCGTTATATCTCGATGGCCGCCGGATTGTGAGGATATTAAGTCAAAAACACTCACGGTAACCTTTTCTAATATCTCAATCTGTTTGCGACTTAATTTTCGATAATGTTTATGGGCTATGTCCGTTAGTAGGGCCTTGCCGGCATCAGTTTTAAAATATGGGGTTGATTTAATTTTCCCCTCAAACATTGCCATTAAATCTTCTGCTGTGAAACCAAAGGAATCTTTCGATGAACCCTTCTTGATATCATATTCCCACTTGTAATCTTTTTTATTCCACTTATATATATCCATTTCCAATGTCTTCTTGATATCGGCGAAACTAAGCTCAGCTTTTAACTTCGATTTCATCTTCTTCAATACCTTCTGGGCCATCTCTCCAAGATTGATTGGGTTCTTACCCTTCTTGAATGGATTCTTTGACGCCTGGCAAAGGCCCATAGGCCAGCCAATTATCATATATTCAGCCTCCGGATTGTTTTCAAATGCAATATACCTGTCATAGCCTCTCATAACTGTGGCACCATACTGCACCAAACAGTTACCAACCATGGCATTATTACCCTGTCTGAACTTATATATATCTTTTAAATTTGTTAGTGGAGGAACTTTGAGACCTATTTGTTTTTCAATATTCCAGTTTGTATTTTTTTCGATGTCTTGAAGAGGATATGTCGAGGGATCCTCAGATGTAATTTTCTTGATGGTTGTGTATATTGAAATTAAAGATGTAGATGCCTCTAATACCAACCGAACCAAGAAATTTGCTTTGTTTTTGAATGTTAATAGCATCTTATTGACTACCAAGCCCATTGCCTGTCTGTTTTTTTCGGCCCCAGCAGTCTTATCAAATTTATAAAATCCTTTGAAGATATCACTTGGAGATAAATTGTGTTTTGCAAAATCCGCAGAATCTACCATGTTTATCAACTTGATGTCCTCGGGGGGGAATAAATCCTTTTTTGAAATTTCTTGTGATATGACTCCTGCATTTGACGGAGCACTTTTAAATGCGGATGCTGTTGTATCTTCAACACCAATTTGACTGTCGTGATGATCTGTATGAATGTGCATTGTTGGTTTCCCGTGTGCAAAATCCACCATCACTGCCAAATGATCTGTCTTGGGTTTCGCAACAGAAAATTCCTTTCCTCCATACTGTATAACCTGGGCTGCCGCCGTTGGCATCCCATGATCCGCCAAATATTCCTTCATGGCGATGGCACTTGTAACCCCATCCAAATCCATGTGGAAAAATATTTCGGCCGATTTATATTTTTCCCTCATAGAGGCCCAATCCTGTTTACTTATGTTTATGGATTCATTTAAAAACTCTACATAATCGTCATGACCCATGATATAATCGTTCATAATTTCTTTTTTTATATTATTAATTTCATTTCTGTTTCGCATAACTTATATATAAATTATTTTTTATATAAATATTTGCCGTTACCACTGTTATATATCTTATTGTATCCTCGGTCATGCATAATTTCTGTTTCTGTTTTAGATGGATCAAAACCTTCATTTACCAATTTATGTTTCTGGAATTGTTGCCTCCCATATCGTATACCGGACTTTACCCAACTATATCCTGGAACAGTGTTTCCACAAAATTTAAATCCTGTCGTTAAATATACATTTTTATTTGGGTTACTCCAGTCCAAATCGGCATATGAAAATATTTCTTTCGGTGAATATGTTTGAATATAATATTTCAACAGCTTTGAAAATCCTCCAATGACAGTATAATTTAATAGATTACAATATCTTAACATCTCGGTTCGATCATTTCTTTTACCAAAGGTCATTAATGCCACTAAATTACTCTCATAGAACAGCCCTATACGATGTTTTGAATTTATATGTCCTTGTATATGATTTATATTTAAAAACTCCCTGGAGACAACGGAGGAGACCTCTCTTATTTCAGTTTTACGGCCATAGATACGTTTCGATATCCCAAGGACAGCTCGAATCCTACTTTTGACAATTTCATTTTTAAAATTCCAATCATCTTCCCAGATATGAATTAAATTGATGTTATTCTTTGCTGCAAGAAATTTCTTTTCCTGGTGATAATCTTTCGATTTATACTTATCCGAGTGCCAATAAATTCCGTTAAATTCAAATCCAATTTTCATGGAGGGTATATAAATGTCAATTTCCCTATTACCAAGGATTGTTCGGTTGGATTGTTCGGTTTCAACTCCAAGTGAATTTATGAATTCATTTAGTTTAACCTCTTGACCTGAGATATGTGAATCAAGAGGGTTACAATTGACGCATAATTCTACACAGTGATTATACAACCTACTATATAATAATTTATGATGAATATTAAAAATTTCATTACATTTTGGACATTTTAATGTGAATATACTCCCTATATAATTTAGCATTTCATATCTTCTCTTTTTCAAATCAACAAAAATGGATGAATTAACAAGAAAATTCTTTGCGTATGTCTGTTGAGCTAAATTTTTAATTTTTTCGGATTGGCTTGGATTCTTAACACCATAATTTTCTTCCCAGGTCTGTCTCGCCTTCATTTTAAAATTATCCGTCTGGAATGTGTATTTTTTTCCATATTCTGACATACAAGTATCTTCCGATTTTTCCTGAACAACTTTCGATTGCATGGGATGATCAACCCCGAAATTAATAAAGCATGTGGATATCTTCCTTTTCTTTATAACTTCCGATTGAGATACATTTTCAACCCCATATTTTTTTAAATTGGTGGCCTTCATTTTGTCTTTAATGGTGTTAGATTGGGCGGCGTTTTCGACCCCATATTTTTTTAAATTGGCGGCCTTCATTTTGTCTTTAATGGTGTTAGATTGGGCGGCGTTTTCGACCCCATATTTTTTTAAATTGGCGGCCTTCCGTTTTAATATTATACATTTTTTATTTTTACAAATTGTATTATAATAAACATCATTTTTTAAATCTACACTCACATACTTATGAACTAATTCCCCGCAAAATTCACAAACGTAAAACTCGTAATAATTATTGTAAATATGGACAAGTCTTTGATTTATATGGATATTTGAATATCTTTCTTCTAAAAATGAAGTTTTTGATATAATATATGCCTCAACATCAGAATTTGTCTTTTTTAAAATTTTATATTTTTTAAAAAATTCCAAAAGATTTTCTGAATTTTTAACCATGTCATTTATAATTTCCATACCAATATCCTTAATTTAAAAAAACCAATGACAGGGATTTGTCATTGGTTTTTATATAGAAAAAATTTCACCTTGTTGTTATTAAAGTGTATTGTCCTCCCAATAGTCCGCGGCGAATACAACTTCCATTTCCCACGGATCTGCCGCAGTATAATCAAGTTCTATTGCTGGGAGTGGAGCCATTGGCCATATCCAAGGGAATTTCCACTGCCTAAATATATCTCCAACTCTTGTGTGAAGTGACACAGTCATTGGTCCGCCTGTATAGTCGACCTTATTTGACATTGCACCTGTAAGTGGGTCATATACGAGATCAGACCATGATCTCAATGCATTGTATACATAAACGCTATTACTATCGTCTATATTAACTGCAAACCCTATTGTTATATCGACTGTCGTCGACTCCGGAACAGCAGATTGAAATCTTCTTGTGTGTCCCTTGAATTTCTGCTCTACAATTCCTGGCATTTTTTCAGTTTCCAAACCGCCTACCTTCAAAATACTGTCCAAAACGAGTTGACCCCATTTATCTGCAACTAAAGATGGAGGTTGTATGGTTACATCAAAGAGATTCGTAAAGAGTGGCTCCCACCGATTCACATTGGTAGGACTGTTTCTGTAGTGACCAAAACCTGGCATATTATTATTTATTTATTTTTATTTATTTATTTGCTTTTAACTTCCGGGACATTTTACTATCCCGGAAACGATTTACTTCTTTTTTTATACTTGCACTCCGGCTACACTGAATCCACCTGAACTAATTCCACCAGTTTTCATGACAGTAACTCTGTTAATAAATTTCTGTAATCCTTTGGCTGGCTCAATTGCTATATCAATAATTCCTGTATTTGCGTCAATAACTTCGTTAGTATTATTTTCTTCATTCATAATAACTGTATAGTTATAGATTCCACCGTTAGCACGGACAGTATCCAAATACACTTCAACGATTGTCTTAATTTCAAGCCTTGTCGTGTCATCATTAAATTCGAATAAATAATTCGATAAAACCTGTTCCACTCTGTCTTCAATTGTAATTAGGAGATCTCTAACATGAATACTATTAAATGCACTTCTTGTGTTCTGAAATGCCATTGAATTTGCAAATATCATGTAGCCAACACCCTTGCGTTGAATGATTGGGTTGATACCAAATGGTTCCAAATATTCTCGATCTTTCAACAAGAAATCATATTCAAGTCCAACCAATTTTCTGTTAGACAGAACTCCTCGTTTTGGACCAGCCACGATACCAAATGGATTTCCAGTTTTAAATTTCTGGATAAACTTATTTGATACATCTGCTGCAGGAGGAACTGAAATTTGTTTGCCATTTTCATATAATTTTAAGAATGGTGCAAAATACCCACAGAATTTAGATCCGTAAGTTTCATCCGGCAATGTGAAGGAGAACGATGGTCCCAAGTCTTGGTTTCCACCATCTGGAATAAATCTCGTATTGAGAATTGGCTTAGGATCAACTCGTGTCGGCTCTGATGTGAATCTTGGATTATTCGAATCCGCAAATTCCTTCATGCTCGGTGCGTTCATAATTGCAAGACATTTCTGTCTCTCTTTTGCCAATTTTGTTAGCCATGTTTTTGGCCCAGTCATTGGTGCTAATCCGCCGTCAAATGTGTCAACAATGTAACGGAATGAAATGAGGTGTTTATCTGATAAAACCTCCATCAAGTTTGAATTTGCGGGATTCAACATACCAAGAATTTTTTCCAACTGTGCTTTTTTGTAAGCTCCACCCGGCAAATGATAATCTGTCAAGGTGAATCCATCTAAATGGAACATCTGGTAATTCTGAATGAAATCATCAAGTGGTTTATATCTTGTAATATATTTTCCAAGCGCTGATCTATCAATTATATAAATCGGTTGATTAACTTCATATTCCTGAACATATCCAGGAAGCTCAGTATTATAAACCTTTTTCTTACTAATAACCTTTGTAAGTTTATAATGATCGTTTGCGTCGTCATCTGTTGTTTTTGATACGATATAATCTCCGACTGTAATTCCTGTCGAATATTCTTGTCTTACTGCGAACTTAGTTTTGTATGCATTCCAACTGTTATTGACAATTTGCATCTCGTCGTATAGGTCGTCGGCCGAAACATACATATACAGTTCAGTTACATCTGTAATGACAGGTGTTCCAACTGCAGATCCAGTCAGACGTAAATTATATTCCGAGTCAGTTTCAGTTTTCAATCTGTTATCCAATGGTGAGAAATCATAACCATTTGTATACTCAAATGTTGGATCGTAGCCAAATTTTTCATCTGTATAAGTATCGAACATTTGAATCTTCAGAATCGGAATTCCTTCAGAATCAACTGCTTTGTCATAATTTACATAAAAGTAATCTGTTGCCAAGGTTCCTGTATAGAATTTATCCCCCGGCAACAATGCACCAGCTTCATAGTATTCATATAGTTTATGGCCTTTGTATGCAATGTAAAGATTTGGATCATCTTCTCCTGCAGAAACAACTGTCGTGCCATCCATGTAATCCGCGGCAGCTTCAGCATCCAAGAAAACTAATTTATCTGGTTCATAGACGAACGTTGGTAGGTTAGTATACAATTCAAATGAATTTACATAATCTGAGTTGCTCATGAATAATTGATAGTTTGTTAAGTTCTGGTCAATTAATTCTAATGCATCTCCGATATCATCGCGAGTTACGATTGGAATAAATATCTGTTTTGGAATATCGTCCCATGAACCATAACCGTCATATCCACCAGCTTCAATAGCGGCCTTGTCAGCAGTTGAAAGTGAATCAGGATATACTACGACTTCTTCACTAACTTTAAAGTAGTATGAAATTTTATTTGAAACATCTTCAATTAAAACATCCTGGCCTACCTTAGGTATATTGAGATATGTTGTATTATCAACATCATCAACAGCCAAGTTAAATTTTGCAATTTCATCTGCGTCTACTGTAGGTTCGTTAATAACGATATGCATAGACGTTGTATCAATTCCCAATGCGGTCATTTTTGATAAGTAATCCGCGTCATCTGTTGGATCAAGTAATGCAACCTCGTTACCCATCAAACTACTAATATCAAGTCCCTGTAGGGCCAACTCATTTTCCTTTATAGAATGTTTATATGCAATTTTCAAATATGTTAATCCATCAATTGCATTTTCTTCTTCCCAAATCTGTCCAACTGTAGCCCAACGATTTTCGGTATCCCCGTAATCATTAACTGCTGTGCCATTCATTTGAACTAATGAAACACCTGGTTCCAATAAATTCTTCATTGTAGTATAATCAACTAATTGGTCGTTATCGTCTTCAACATCAATTGGTTTCGGAATCACGATAACATTATCCAGATAACCATATGCAAGGCCAAGGTGACGCGAATCCGAAGTTACGGGATATGCAACTGAGTTGTAATCGTATGTCCACTCTGTGAAGTCATCGTTGAGATTAAATACAAGATTCTCTTTTATTGCTGTTCTGTAACTCAAGAAATTAATAATGTCTGGATTTTCTCTGGTAGGATCCGCAAAGTTGTGACCAACCATATCAACTGCACTCAGTTGATCATCATCCTGTTCATTTGCACTTGCGTCATAGTTTTCTAATACGTCTCTGTCAATAGCAACGAATAAACCTGTTGTTGCTACACTATTATTAATTATCGTATCAACTGAGTGTGTCACTCCATTTCCGTCCGTGAGGTCGGGGATGATTGAACCAGTCCACTGGCCAATGACACTAACTTCATTTAAGCCATAAAAATCTCTTTCTTTTGATTTGATTAATCCGCGGCTATCAAAGTATTCACTGAATATTGGATCAATTGATAACTGTGTATAATTTGTCCAATTTCCCTCTACTATGACCACTTGAATGAAATAATCTTCAATGAAATCATATTCATCGATGAATTGTGGAACGTTTCCGACACCATACCATGATCTTGCCGTCACAGCAAATCCAGATACATCAGCTTTCTTAATAAGAACGCTTACGGGCGTCTGACTTAAATTAACGAGGTTGAAAATTTTACCTTCGTTGATTGATCCAGGACTGTTCACATTTCCTAATAAGTAATCCTGATCCGGTTTCCAGAATCGTTCTTTATTATAGTAAGATGCGTATAATTTCCATACTTTTTTACCATTTGCTTCTGTTGATGCTACACTGAATGACCTATATGGAGTTTTGTCTCCAAAATCTGGGTCATTGTTCAATGCCATTAAATTTAGTCCAAATACAGGACCCTGTTCGAGGCATGTTAATAATGATCGGTGGAAGAATGAACCTCGTCGTTCCAAGAACGTGTCAATATCTCCATATACCCGCAATGCCGAAGCTTTGTCTGGGCAATATACTGGCGCATTGATTGGACCTTTCTTTGAAAACCCAATAACCAATCTGACCGTCTGTGTGTTCAAACGAATGGACTCGGAGTTGTCATACTCGACGGTATACACCCCTGATGCTTTAAATTCTGTTAGATCTAAAAAATACTTTGCCATATTGTATTGTTAATATTTATTTTTATTTCCTTTTTTGTGACCTATTTATGTCATATACATTATATATAAGATTCCTATTTGGTTTTTTTCTAAGTTAAACCTTTCACTACAGAATAGTCTAATTCTCCTGTAAATATGTTCTCAGGTAACCTGTCCAGTTTATATTCTATTGCCGCCAAGGTTGACGCAGGGAGGCAGTCATACATTAGACCTACCATTTCAAAATATTCCAGGGACTCAAATAATGGAGCACAATTTATGGCGGTGATTATGATATCATCATTGTCTCCCTGCCCTTCAAAAATACCATCAGAGCTTTCACCAAATTCAATTCCCTCAACCACAGATGCCGTTTCCTCCATTATAATTTTTCCCTCGGCAGCAAGGTGCTTGAACGATTTACAATGTGACGGCTTGGAGGCCTTGGTTAATTTCACACCAACTTTTTTTTGTATGGCATTTACTGTATGAAATGTCTGTAGCATGAGGCCATCATCATAATCCTCCACGGTTTTTAATATTTCATGGATCTGTTGCCCCTCAGCTCGGTTCATCTCAAGAATCGTTATTATGTTTTCTGCTCCCAATATCTTAAATATTAATAAGGATATTAATTTTGCGAATTCTGGAATTGGAATGGTATTTGATCGATATATGCCCACCTGACGCAACCGGAAGAAATCAGTCTCGTCTTTATATTTTATGAGTGTGCGGATTTTAGAAAGGGATAGAGGCATAATCTCAAATACGTTAATGACATTATAATCCTGTTCTAAACTTTCAGATACATCAATGGACAATACAAATTTGCGGAGATTGTCCTCCAGATCAAAATCATCAAACCCTGGGACCCAAAGGAAATTGTCATAGTCCATATTATAATTCTCTAATACGTCCCACTCCTTCCATTCAAAATCCTTTTGAATTCTACTCCAAAATTGTAGAACAGGCCCGTTCAGTAGTATTTTTGAATTTGATAAGAACTGATTGTCGTATTCCTGGTTGAAATATTCCTGACCAAAGTTTCGAATTTCCGTCTCTTTCCATGCCTCATCTCTCCCCGGAACCTCCCACCAATCAACTCGAATGGCATGATATGTATTATGCCCACGGGTCGCATCCATATACAATTTTTCAAATTTATTTTTGCCATTTGCAGTGGATGTTATAAGTATTCGTGAAATTTGAGAACTTGATAGTGTAGGATACATTGATTTATAGAACGGGTTGATAATGTTTTTTGGGATATGAGCAAACTCATCTGCATATAATAAATGTATAGTAAAACCAAGTGCCGGTTTTGGGGTTGTTGCTTGTCCAATGATTCTACAACCATTATCAAATTCCATCCGCCGTTTATTGTTCACCGTAATTCCAACCTTTAGAAAAAATGGAAGATATGAATATACGATCTCACACTTATCTATAATTTCCTGCATTGTCTCCGCCCTGTTGGCTACAATCAACGCATTTCGTTCGACGTGGAATGTGACATACCACATCATAAAAAACGATGCTGTGGTGGTTTTACCAACCTGTCGCGCAGCAAGCCAAATATTAAATCTGTTTTCCTTCAGATCCCTCAGTATTCGTTTTTGATATGGATATAGATGTATATTCTTATAGCCGTCATCTGTCATTGAGTAGCAATACTTCTCTGCGAAATATACAATGTCCGTTGCACATTTACACATTTCATCATACTCCCAATCCGTCAAATCAAATTCCAAATTTCCCTTCCTCATTGAGATATCTTTATCTCCCTCAAAAAATGGGCTTGGTAATGTGTGTTCGATGTTGTCTATTTTCTCTTGTATATGCGTATCAATCTTGACGGTATCCCACACAATCATTTCAGCTTTAAGTTTGTTTGAAACTGGCATTAGATTGGCCTAACTCCCTTTGGCCATGATGGCTCGGGTTGTTTTTTTTGTGATTTTCTTTTTGGTTTCTGTTTGGGCTTCTTCTTGGTATCGGTAATTTCAATGGCGTCCGTCAACTCTTCAACATTCCCACCAACTTTATGTTCTTTGACATCCAACGATCCTACTTTATCATGTACACTTCTTAGAATACTCTTTGTATCTCTTTTCTGTTTCATGGGTCGTCCATCTCCTGTAGATTCAGGCAATTCCAACCTTTGAATTGCATAGGACTCTTTTATCATTTTATAATTATCCTCTATGAGTTTTTTGTCGGCCTCGTAGTGCTTAATTATGTCCATCTGGGCTCTTTGACACTGTGATAACACCTCGAACAACCTCGCCTCAGGTGCGTACTCTATGCGCTCCAGACACCTCATAATCGCGTGCTCGGACGTTTCAATCTGGAATAATAGCTTAGATAGGGTATTTTTGTCGTCATCGATCTTGGATTGAGTATGAGGGAGGCCCACAACTTCTTTACTTAGATAAAATTCCACCAGATAATCAACAAAGTCGTTTGTTTTCTCTTCACATTTTGTCTTTAATTCCATGAAATTACATGCCGGGCGTACTTTATCAGAAGGATTTGATATGTTGTCATCTCCCAGGAAGATATCATCATTTACGCCCTGTAATGAATCCAATGCTGATTTATAACCGGCGTCAATATTTTGTTTGACGGGAATTTTTTTCTTTTCTGCCTTGGCCATTAATATACTCCTAAAAATGAATTAATTCTTATTTAACTTTTCCTGCATATGGCAGTCGAGTTCTTGGTATTGCGTTGTCAATGATGATAGCGTGAGATGAGTTTCTTACAATATTCTTATTCAGGAACGACGACTGCTCATCCTCTTCCAGACTCACATCCATTAGACGAATATTTGTTAGGTGTAATGGAGACGCAAGAACTTCATAATTTATATCCACACTGCGATCAATGTTCGGTAGATTGTTTATCACCCTTTTCAGAACACTGCGTAATCCGGATGTCTTTTCTGTTGATTCCTGGCGTTCCCATATATGGAATGACACTTGTCCAAAAGTGTTCAAGATATTCACAACGAAGCCATACCAATGTTCATATTCAAGGGGTGTTGTAAATGGGAACCATATTATATCACTATTTAATTTGATCCTAATATATCTCATATCAAAGGTGTCGATTACAATTCCACGGCTAAGGGTTTCATCATATCCCCACAAGAAATTTCGTCTGCCCACTTCTTTCGATAATAGATTGGTGGAGGTTTTCCATGTTGGGAAAATTGAATCTGCCGCCTGTAGAATATAATCATCAACTTTTATAACCACTTGTAATGCCGTTGGGTCTTCATCGAACGACACAACTTCTCCAAATACCCCAAAGTTTACTGAATTAGAATCCCCTATTCCTATATAGCTACCAACTTTCAGATACGGCAGGATTGCGTTAGTATAGTTAATCGTGAGTTCATTTTCCAATAGTGCCACCGACAGGACATCCTTCGATATTGTTTTATGTTCTATGTTCCGGAACCAACAGGTATATGCAAGATCCTTATCCGGCCCAAATGTGTTTTTTTCTTTGTACTGAACAGCTCTCGTATATTCATTATGCGTATCCAGATACAATTTATATAAATCATAATAATACTGCGCCACCGTTGTATGATAATTTAATAATGTCTCTTGTATGCTCATCGATTCACTTTCTACATATTGTCGCACTGGGTCGAAATGTGACGTGGTCTCTTGTAACTGTTTCGGGTTTGTTATGTCTTCCATAATTGTATCCAACTCGTCCCCAAACATCTTATCAATTCCCGTAGTATAACTGTCGATACTATTTTTTATTTCATCTGACATGATTCTATTATGCTTAGGCTGGTATTTGACCAATGATACATCCCAATATAAAAACTCATGCATAAATTCCCCGATCACTGCCGAAGAACTAACTTCATACATTCTGTTGGTTAGGGGGAGATGGATTATGTCTCTTTTCTGTGGATGTGTGTTATGCCCGAAAATACTCTCAAAGTATCTTTTGTCTATATGAACCTCGAAAGGTAATTCAAAGTTCACTCCAAATGCATTATGATTTAATTTTTGTTCCGGAAATGTGTTCTCGGGGACCACCACTTTTATGCACTTTGCCGGAGATACATTAAACAACGTCCACTCCAAGAATACCACATCCCGACTCTCTGTAATAGGAACAGCCCTGAAATATGTAGCCTCGTGGCCATATATCTGGTTCATTGTAAATGATAAATCTTTTTGTAACTTGATGCTTTCGTTCTGGCGGTATGGGTTCCAGGTAAACGATTTCATACGAACAGGCCAATGCTTGTTGCCCTTTTCCTTGGAATAAAATGTCGGTATAGGTTTGGCCACTATTGTAAGATCTTGTGCTGCGACCTCCAAGGAAACGGAATTTATTGTTACATTCCCCTCCTCCAATAATTCATATTTGAACTGAACCCAAAATTGATCATTATCCAAATACAAAATCTCCTCATTCATACTCTCAACAGATAACTCCACCCACTGACTATATGAATTATTATTATAGCTCCATCGATAGTATCTTATTAGGGTTCCGGAGGTTTGTTCAATATCTTCTGTTACGGCTGTTATTTCCGCCACATTCGAATATGAAGAGGAGGCTCCAAATATTATGAAGTCTCCTGCGGTTTGAATTATTTGTGATAATGATGTTGTCATTCACTATATATTATTTTTATAATGTATATATAAAAAATAATCATTTCTTAGAAATCACACCCTGAGCCTCTATGGCTTTTAGTTCCTCTTCCAATTCCTTTGGAAAAATTGATGTAATCTCTTCAATATCTCTAAGGCCACACTCATTCCACCGACAATATGTTTCTATCGCTTCGGGGCTGGCGGTGTATGTAGCTTTTGGTTTTTTCACTCCGGTGGCATATAACCATTTGGGAGGACTGTAATATTGAAGTATTAGCATTTTCCTCCAATACCGAACGGCACTGGCAGGATTGATTCCCTGATGTCCCATAAACGCCGCATTTAGGGGCCACTGAATTGACATGAATTTATTAATCATAAAATGATGTTTTCCAATCTGGTAATCAGTCAGTGCATTAAGTTCATCTTCTCTCCAAAGCATATTTATAAAGAAAAAGAGGTCATCCGGATTCTTCTTTTTCTTTGGTTTAGCTTTCTTTGGAACTACCTTCTTTGCCATTTCTACTCCTTAAAATGCATCTGAAATTATTTGTATCTTGCCGGGGGTCTTACTCTGTTTATACTTACTATTTTCAAAGATGTTGTGCGCCGTCAAATCCTCACAGATAGACAACTCATTATCCGTACCTTTTAAAAATGTTTCATACATACCATCTGGTAAATATTCTTTGTCCAAATAAACCAGCCGGATGTTTCTTAATAAATCATTTTTAAAATCCGCGTAGTTCAAATTTGAAATGGAAGCCTGCTCTATAACAGCTTTGAGTCTACGAAGAAATTTTTCGTCAGTTATAAATTTCTTGATATTGATATTGCCCATCTGGTATGTCTCAACAAATTTAAGAACCTGTTTATATACCTTTGTTATTGCGGATCCTTTTTTCCTCTTCCAGATATCCATTATATTATCTCCGGGGTCTCCACATACAACCTTCTCCAACCTCACTTTATTAGGATCAATCTCTTCATAATTTAGGTTCTTCTTGGCATTAGATATGATATCTGTACCACTAAATGAGTGTGATAGCTTCTTCATCAATGCCGTCATATCCAATAAACTGTCATTAGTGGGCTTCACAAAGGCCGTCTGAGCCCAATCTTCAAACCCATCCTTCATTATAATTTTTCGGGTACTGGATTTATTATTATATACTCCCACAAAATTACCATGTCCATATTCAACAATCTGAGTTAAATCACTATCTGCTGTTATTACAATACTGTCTTCCCCATTATCGAACAGATACTTACTCCAGAGGTGAAGTAGATCGTCACCCTCAAAGCCGTCTATGGAGGATGCAATGACATTATTCAGTTTTAACAGATCTCCAAATTCTTTGATGAGGTTAAAAAATACGGACCAGTCTGTGTCGTCTTTTTGTTGTTTCTTCCGGTTGGCCTTGTATTCTGGATAGAATGTCTTTCGCCAACTTCTGGAATCGTAACAAAAGATTATTCGCTTATAGCCTTTGAAATTGTTCGTTATGCCAATAAAATCGTTGATTAATTTTTCCATAAAGATGTTAATATCTTTTTGCTTCGAAAGAAATTTGGAGGATCTCTTCTCATATCCCTTAATAACATGAAGCGCCTGGTGAAAAATAAAGTTTCCATCAAACAACAGAGTTAGTTTGTCCGTTTTCATTTCTACTTTCTATTTTGTTTTTCTATTTTGTTTTTATATGGAATGTATATTAAATTTGTTTTGGAATAACTATAATTAAATTTGTTTTGGAATAACTATAATTAAATTTGTTTTGGAATAACTATAATTAAATTTGTTTTGGAATAACTATAATTAAATTTGTTTAGGTATACCCTGCTTCTTTTTGAATCAGTTAATTCTTATACCCAACTTCCCAAAAAAAGTTGTATTTATTTTTTTGAATAAAATCAAAAAGGTTGGAATTGTGGGAAATAACCCGTATATTGTAGTATAATTAAAAAGACAAACAACACTAAAACGGAGAAATAAAATGGAAATGAAAATAACAACGCTCGAGAACAGTACACTCCTTCCCGAGGAATGGGCATTCGTAACCGTACGCAGATGTCAGGAGTTGGATACAAAAAGAATGAAAGCAGCAAGAGAGTTACATTATAATGGCCCCGGCCCAAATGTTATCCCACTAACTCCTGAAGAATTAGCAGAAGATGAACTCATCGATACCGTGTTATTAGAGTGTGGTATACTCGATGATTTCCTTCAGTTTGATGATAAACACCCCCTATATCAGTTCATTAAAGAATTAATGTGAAACATCGATATAAAAATATCCTATAATAAACCAAACATTATATCAAACAAAGTTCACATTAATTATGGTACGGAACAATAATTGGTTTTTTGGTTGGGATAGCAAGAAGGAATTACTATCAAATATTAAAAAAACATACCCCCAGAAAATTGACGAAACAGAATATAATTTTCATTGTAAAAGAAGTTCAATGAAAACTTGGAATCAGCTGTGGACAGTCTGGGAAATCGAAAAGGGTGGAATTATCCACGACACCATAATAAAACTGTTCTTGATCCGTTCATATAAAAATCGATGGGGTTACCATAAAATTGAGGAGACTGAACTTATTAAAGAGTTTGTCTGTCCTAAGTATATGTTGAAGATGGCTCCGGAAAAGAATAAACTGTGGAGATCCAATGTTATAAAAAATTATAAAATGAATAATTAAATATAAAAAGGTTATAGATGTCCGACATTCTTATTAATTTAGACGCGAGTTTTTTATCTCCCCTCAATCTGAAGAGAGGTCATAATGAACTGTTCTGGAGTGATGATATTGAATTCATATTAGATAGGGCATTTATACGAGGAATGTATAATACAAAAAATTATGTGCTGTTGACCGACAGCAAACTCAATCTCGAGAAGTTCCCAACCAGCATTATTAAATTTACGAGTAAGAAGGGTGCCCCGGGATGGTTCTTCATGAGTGAGCCAACGGAGCAGGAGATAACAGACTTTGGATAATTTTTTATAAATTGGAATTTTGATGGTTACATTATTTTTGGATTCTAAATCAGTGAAGCTTGTGGGGACGTTCCAAGGAGCCTACCTAAAAACAACGAACATTTATAGATATAAGGTGTGTCGCATTGACACGAACAAATATCTATATATGAGATGTATTAAAAATAATGGGGAAATCCAGGAGATTATCCTTAGTGTGGACGAAGAATTTTACAAACAAAAAAAATTATATAAATTCGATAAACGATTCGTAGACATATACTTAGCTCCAAAAAATCCGAGTTGATCCTATGTTTTATAAAAAATATATTCATATATTCATATATTCATATATAACTTATATGAAAAAAACAAAAAAACAATGAAAAATTTTAAAGAATTTACAATGAATGAGGGTAGACCTTGGAAGACAACAATAGAATTTACTGACATGAAGGGTAAGGAATTAGCAAAGCCATTATTAACGTATTTTGCTATGCATGATGAATATGAAGATATGCCAATATTAGATTTTACAGTCATGAATAAGAAAGAAGAAATTGAAACTCAAAGAAAAATTAGCAAAATATTATCAAAGAATCCTAAGATTAAGTCTGATTGGGATAACGAGTATAACGGATAAAAAATTTAAAACATAGCCGGCCTATATACATTATGAAAACAACAACAATGACAAATACGAAAACGACAATGGGGAATCCGGGCGGGGTATATACCTATCGACCATAATGGAGAATTATATAATTGAAAAAGTTAAAAACTCCTATTGGTTAATTCTTATAGGAGTTTTTTTATTCTGAACGGCGCTTGGATCTTAACTGATAATTTTGTAACTTTGTCCTATAATTAAAAACAAAAAACGGAGTGAATATGTCCAGATCATATAAAAAAGTGCCCATCGGAGGCCACGCCGACGGATCCGATAAAAAAGATAAAATAATGGCGAACAAGCGATTCCGGAAAATAAATAAATTAAAACTCGAGGGATTTTGGGATGAGGAGTTCTTTGATAATGTTCGTGAAGTTACCAATACATGTAATTTTAAAAAAGATGGTAAGGGTTGGTTTGGCACCCCCCGAACAGGAACAATGGCGTATTGTATAGACTGGACAACCGAAGACATAAAAAAATATCTAAGAAAATAATCCTTGGTTCTCACCTAAAAGTTCCGTATATTAGGAAATAATTAACATTAACATCAACAGAAAGAATATGATGACAAGATTAAATAGAATGGAGTGGATCTTAGAGTTTATGACACCCCACACACTTTTGGCAAATTTAGTCCTGGCTATGTCAGATGATGAAGCCGAAGCAGCCTTTGATTATATTGAGAGAATGCATGCAATCCCAGCTTCGGATGAAGACGAAGAATCTGAGGAGTAAAATGTTTGATATCATATTAAATGAACAGACCCCGAAAGTTGAAGATGAGGTTGTCCTAAATGATGAAAATGTAACCAAGTTGAAATATTTTTTTAATTATTCGACCAACCTACATTCCGCGGCAGGACTGGCCGCAAACCAGACATCACTGAACGGTGAGCGATTTCAAATCCGGGCGTTTATGATGAGATTGGGTAAACTACCAATTTTATGCGTCAACCCTAAAATTGAAAAGACATTCGGTTGGAAACTTAAAAAAGATGAGGGCTGCCTAACTTGGCCCGGAAGACGAATATCGGCAGATAGGCACATGTCAATTTCCGTGAGTTACTTTGATATTAATGGTAAGCAGTACAATAAAATGTTGAGGGGATTACCAAGTCAGATCTTCCAACACGAATTAAACCATATTGATGGTGTCGAGGAAAAAGTAATCTGAAAATAATCCTTGGTTCTTATCTGGAAATTCCGTATATTGTGTTATAATTAAGAACGGATCAACGGATCAACGGAGAAAAGAAAAATGAAGAATACAACAGCCGTGAAATTGGCAAATATTCGAAATATTAGTTTCGGCTTGGGATTTTTTGGAGTGTTCGCATTAGACTCCCCCTACCCAACAGACCCATTAAATTATCATGCCGTCATATTTGTCGCATGTTGTTTCCTGGTAATGTTTATAAGTGCGGTTGCTCATGAAAAACGTGAAGAGGAATAATCGGTAAATAACAAAAGGGAAAATTTATTATGAAAAACATGAGAGCGGATTATATAAATTTGTGGCTATTTAGAATTGGTATAATTGGGTTTATCTTGGGACTGATAGCTGGTTATTTTATATAACGAGAACAGGAACAATGAAAAATAAAATGGATGACATTTAAATAACTTAGAAATCATTAGGATATTAACAAATAATTCCGTATATTACATTATAATTAAAACGGAAACAACGGAGAATGGAAATGAAAAATAAAATGGATGGTGTTCAATAATTAAATAATATTAATTAGGAGAACACAATGAGTAGAAGTTACAGAAAAAGAGTCACTTGCGGTAATGACTCAAACAAATCTTGGAGCCGCGGGTATAATAGAAGTCTTCGTGGTACCAACAAAATTATCTTGAATTGCGACCTTTCCGATGAAAATCTTTTGAGTGTCAATGACGTTTCTAACGTCTGGACTTCTCCAAAAGAATGTCGTCACTGGATTTCTAATGTTGAAATGTATTGCTGTGAAAAAGAAGATGTGGATGTCATGTATCTTGATTATTACAGAAATCTTGTTAGAAAATAAGATGATTCTTTGACAAAAAAATATTACTATTAATTTGAAGCCGGGATCGAAACTCGGGGGTCGCCACATGGAGGTCCGTCATTTGGAGATACACCAGATTAATAGTTATTTAAATAGCGGGTAAGGTGTTTGTGATCGCATAAAAGATTTCCAATCTTAAGGGCAGGGTTTGACTCCCTGTACCCGCTCATAATTAGCCAGTCAACAGCCTTGGTGGCGAAGAAGTCTGTAAAACTTCGGTGTTTATGACACATGGTTGGATCATTCCCAACGGCTGGCACGTTTTTAACATGGGGAGGCGAAAGTATTTAAAGGGGGAATACGGGAAGACTGTACACCTTCTGCTGATTTATTCAGTGACTTGGTTCGACTCCAAGGCCCCCCACAATAAATAGCTTCTGTAGCTCAGTTCGGTAGAGCAGGATTCTTGTAAAATTCAGGTCGCAGGTTCGATGCCTGTCGGAAGCTCAATATAACTTGGATGTTATATTTGATTAGGTAGACATAGTGACATACTTCATAGTCATGCTTTGTTTGTATGTCACGTTTTTTAATAATGGAGATTTAAGATGAAAATGAAAGATAGATTCCCATTGGGATATTCACAAATAAGAAAACCCGTAAGATATAACCCTGGGGGTATTTTTATCGAGGACTCCGCCGGAGAGATATTATTGAATGTTCGTGGCTGGGGCAGGATTCAAAAATTAGAGAATCCTGAAACAGTACAAGACCAAATCGGTGAATATATTGCGGCATTGATAAATACGGACTAAGATAAATTAAATTCGGTGTATGGCGTAGCCTGCTAACGCACTCGGTTTGGGGCCGAGGGATCGAAGGTTGGAATCCTTCTACACCGACGAATTATGATATATACAATACCATTGTGCAGTAGGCAAATTGGTAAGCCGTTCGTTTCATATGCGAATGATCTCGGGGTTCAAATCCCCGCTGCGCAACTTTTATAATAAATATAGATATAAGAACCATGGGATATGTCTCAACTTTTGAAAAATATACACATAAACGTGTGAATATTAAGAAATAAAAAACTGTGGCTATATACCATATATAATTAAAGATATGGGAAAGGCCAATAAAAGATTTGTAGAACAAGAATTTAAAAAATTCCTCAAACTTTTATA